ATGAAGGTCCGAGAGAAGATCGCGTCGCAGATCGACGCGGACCCACCCGCGCACGCACTGGCTCGGCTCGTCGCCTCGCTCGACCGCATCGACCTGTCGATCCGGGCGATCGACGCGGCCGCGGCGCAGCGCACGGAGCAGGAGAAGCAGGGTGGCGGCCCGGTCGCGGACGCGCCGTTCCGGTCCTCGGCTCTCTGAGGTCGCTCGGCACCTCGTCGTGCCGGAGGGAATCGTCAGCACGGGCTGGCCAGCCGTCGAGGCGCGCTGCCGCGAGTGGGGCGACGACTTCGACGAGTACCAGCTGGGCCTCGGTCGTGTGGTCCTCGGCAAGCGGGCCGACGGGATGTACGCCGCCACGGTCGGTGGGATCACGTGGTCGATGCCGCGTCAGGTCACCAAGACGTTCCTCGTCGGCCGGATCGTCTTCGCGCTGTGCACGTTGTTCCCCGGTCTCCGCGTGGTCTGGACCGCGCACCACACCCGCACCTCGACGAACACGTTCCGCAACCTCCAGGAGCTCGCCAAGCGCCCCGAGGTCTCGCCGTACCTGGCGGACGACCGCTCCGGCGGCCTCCGGCAGGCCAACGGCGAGCAGGAGATCCACTTCGCGAACGGCTCACTGATCATGTTCGGCGCGCGTGAGAACGGCCTGGGCCGAGGCCTCGACCGCATCGACATCGAGGTGTTCGACGAGGCGCAGATCCTCACGCTGAAGTCGCTCGAGAACATGATCGCGGCGACGAGCCGCACCACACACCCGCACGGCGCCCTGCTCTTCTACCTCGGCACACCACCGCGCCCGATCGACCCCGGCGAGGTGTTCATCGAGCGCCGGGTCGACGCGCTCGCGCACAAGCGGGTCGACAAGCGGCTCACCAAGGACTTCGGCCCGGCCGTCGAGGCCGGCGATGCCCTCTACGTGGAGATGTCGGCCGACCCGGCTGTCGGCAAGCCTGGCGGTCCGTCGCTCGACGACCACGAGCAGTGGCGCCTGGCGAACCCGAGCTTCCCCAAGCACACGCCGCTGAGCTCGATGCTCCGGCTGCGCAAGAACCTCAAGAACGACGACTCCTGGCGCCGCGAAGGCCTGGGCGTGTGGGACTCCGACACCCCGAACACGCTGGTGCAGATGCCGCTGTGGAACCGGCTCAAGAACACGAACCCGCCGCACGAGGGCGCGATCGCCTACGGCGTGCGATTCTCTCCGGACGGGTCGCGGGTCGCGCTCGCGGTCGCGCTCCTCCCAGAGGCCGGCGGCCCGGTGCACGTCGAGGTCGTGAAGGTCGCGTCGCTGGCCTCAGGCACGGACTGGCTGGTCTCCTGGCTCCTGGACCGGTGGCGCAAGGCCGCGGTGATCGTCGTCGACGGCAAGGCCGGCGCCGGCGACCTGGTGAACACCCTGCGCCGCCAGCACGTGCCGGCGCGTCGGATCCTGACGCCGTCCACGGACGAGGTCACGGCGGCGCACGCGGGCTGGCTGCGCGACGTCCTGGCGGGCAACCTCACCCACCTCGGGCAGAAGGGCCTGAACGACTCGGTGCGCGTCGCTGGCCGCCGGCGGATCGGCTCGGCGGGCGGCTGGGGACTGGTCTCGGTCAGCGCGGACGGTGACGTGGTAGCCGCGGAAGCGACGATCCTCGCCCGGCACGGAGTGACGAGCGTGAAGGTTCCCGCTGCCCGCGGCCGCAACGACAGGACGACGACGAGCAGGCCGCGCACTGGCGGCACGAACCGGAGGGCGGTGGTGATGTCGTGAGCAGCAGGAGCGTGACCGCTCAGCGGATCCTCCTCCCGGATCTGGACCCCGACGAGCAGCTCGTCCTCGACCACGACCTCGCGCAGCTGAACGCGAAGACGGAGCGCAACCGGCTGCGTGCCGCCTACTACGACGCGAAGCGCACCACCGAGGACCTGTGGCCGGTGTGGAACGTCGTGCCCCCGTTCTACCGGCGCCTCGCGATGGTGCTCGGCTGGTCGGGCAAGGCCGTCGACGCGCTCGCGCGCCGCTGCAACCTCAACGGGTTCGTGTGGCCGGACGGCGACCTCGCCTCGCTCGGCTACCAGGAGCTGTGGGACGGTAACTGGCTGGGCTCCGAAGTGAACCAGGCGGTCGTCTCCGCGCTGATCCACGCCACCGGGTTCGTCGTCACCACGCAAGGCGAGGAGGGCGAGCCGCCGGCCCTGATCCACTTCCGCGACGCCCTGAACGCGACCGGCACCTGGAACCCGCGCACCCGGCGCCTCGACGACTTCCTGTCGATCACCGGCCGCGACGACAAGAACCGCGTCACGAGCCTGAACTTCTACCTCGACGGCGTCACCATCACCGCTGAGCGCGACGTCAGCTCGCGTGGCGGGTGGACGGTCGAGAGGTCCGAGCACTCCTGGGGGGTGCCGGCCGACCCGTTGCCGTACCGGCCCCGGCTGAACCGGCCCTTCGGCTCTTCGCGTCTGTCGCGTCCCGTGCTCAGCATCCAGGACGCGGCCCTGCGCGAGCTGCTCCGGTTCGAGGGGCACATGGACGTGTACTCGTTCCCCGACTTCTGGCTGCTCGGCGCCGACGAGTCGGTGTTCAAGCGCGAGGGCCAGGCGCAGCCGGCCGCCTGGCAGGTCGTGCTGGGCCGGATCAAGGGCATCCCGGACGACGACACGGCCGAGACCCCGCGCGCCGACGTCAAGCAGTTCCCCGCAGCCTCGCCGCAGCCGCACCTGGCCGCCCTGAACGCGCTCGCGAAGCTCTTCGCGCGTGAGGCGTCACTGCCGGACACGGCGGTCGCGATCACCGACGTGAGCAACCCGACGTCGGCCGAGTCGTACGACGCGGCGCAGAACGAGCTCATCGCGGAGGCAGAGGAGACGGTGGCGAACTTCGCGCCGGCGCTGCGCCGCGCGATGATCCGCGCGCTCGCGATGGCCAACGGTGAGACGGAGATCCCGAAGCAGTGGCTGTCGATCGACACCAGGTGGCGCGACCCGCGCTACCTGTCGAAGGCGGCCCAGGCCGACGCCGGCATGAAGCAGCTGACGGCGATCCCGTGGCTCGCGGACACCGAGGTCGGCCTCGAGCTGCTCGGCCTGGACCCGCAGCAGATGAAGCGGGCGCTCGCCGAGCACCGCAAGGTGCAAGCCCGCCAGCTGATCACGCAGCTGACAACCCCACAGCCGCCGGCGGCCACGCCACCGGCGCCAGCCCAGGGCTAGCTCGTGGTCGACGCGGGGCTCGTCGACGAGCAGCGCAAGGCGTTCACCGCGGCGACTCAGCGCGCCTTGACCGACCTCGAGACGTACTTCGTGCGCCTCGACTTCCTCGACCCGGCGGCGTGCCGAGACGCGCTGCTCGAGTTCGTGCCGACCCTGGTGCAGCAGTACGGCGACGTGACGGCCACCCTGGCCCTGGACGCGTTCGAGGAGCAGCGCACGGCCGCCGGCTTCGACGACGGCTGGTCAGCCGCGATGCCGGACGAGCTGCCCGAGCAGATGACCACGACGATGGTGCGCCGCACCGCCGGCTCGCTGTGGACACCCACCCCGCAGGACATGCTCGCGGGCCTCGAGGCGGCCGTGCAGCGCATGACCGCCGCCGGCTACCGCAACGCGCTCGCCGGCGCGGCCGCCTCCGACCCGCAGAAGCCGCGGTACGCGCGGGTGCCGACCGGGGCCACGACGTGCGAGTTCTGTCTCATGCTCTCCTCCCGCGGCTTCGTCTACGCGTCGGCCGAGCTCGCCGGGAAGTTCAACCACTACCACTCGCACTGCGATTGCCTCGTCGTCACGTCGTGGGACAAGCGCCCGGCGCTCGTCGGCTACGACCCGGCGGCTCTGTACGACCGGTACAAGGCGTCCCGCGCGACGTCGGGTTCAGCCACCGCGAGCCGCCTCGAGCACGCGAAGTCGCCGGCCGAGCCGCGGCTCGTCGTCCCGACACCGGACAGGGCGCTCCAGCTGGTCGACGAGCTCGTGACCTCGACAGCGCGGATGCGCGCGGCGAACGACAAGGGCCGCCTCGACGGCGCGATCGCCTGGAACCAGAAGCGGATCGACCAGCTGCGCGAGCAGCTCGCCGCCTGATCTTCCCCACGTTCGTGGGGCACGCCGACGCCCGGCGGTCAACGGGCGGACCAGGAGGAACACGACATGGCAGAGGACACGACCCCGCCCACCGGCACGCCGGCGACGGTTGAGAAGTTCGAGCCGATCACGTCCCAGGAGGACCTGAACCGCATCATCGGCGACCGCGTCGCGCGCGAGCGGGCGAAGTACGCCGACTACGCCGACCTGAAGGCGAAGGCCGACAAGGCGGACAAGGCGGAGCGGGACTCC